CTTTGGTTGGAACTCAGATTGGCACGTTGATTGACCAGTTTGCTGCTAGTGCGGTTGAGTTGGGCCAAGCGTTAAACCCTTTAACTGTTGATATTGACGCATTGACTAACGCTGCTGGTTTGGCGGCTACGGAAACGCAAAAACTTATTCAACAAATTGAAGAAGAAGCTGGGGAAAAAGCTGCTTTAGCAGCAGCAACAAGTGAGCTTGCTCTTATCGTCGGCCTGGACGGTGTTGACGCTTTAAGAGAGTTTGGAAATGGCTCTTTAGAGCTGTCTAGGCAGTTCAGCATTGCAATGACTCAAATGCAGTCTGTACTTGCCAAATTCTTAAATAGCATTGGTCTTGGCAAAGGGCTTGCTGGAGCGGTTGAAAAAACAAATCTGCTTAGAGCTGGACTTGCGAACACAACAGATCCAGAGCTTCTTAGGCTGCAAAAAGAACGGCGGCAAGCTCTGACTGGAGCAGCAGGTTCTGTTGCGGGCGTTGCGACTATTGGCATCGATAAAGAAATTGTTGAGCGACAGCGGGAGTTGCAAAAAGAAAATAGTGAAGAACTTAAGAAACAGGCCAAACTTGCTGCTCAAAATAACGATGAAGGCTTGAGGCAGGCTGGAATTCTTCGGGATCGACTAACTATTGAAGAGCTAGGAGGTAGCCTGCTTAATGACAGGGTTTACGGTTTAGAGCGGTCAATTATTTTCCAAGAAGCAGCGTTAAAGGCTGCTAACGATGAGCTGACCCCTCTTGAAAAAGCAAACATATTTAGAGAGAGGGATGTTGAGCTTTTGCAGCTAGCAAATAAGCGTCAGGCTGAAGCCGAAAGAATTGCTAACCGCAAACTCAGGCTTAACGAAAAAGAGCAGCGAGCTATTGCTCGAAGAGTCAAAGCAGTTGAAAGGGAGCTGGAACGCACTGACAAAGCTTTTGACAGAGCAAGCAGGCAGCTAGATGACATCATTAACAAGCACGAAGACAAGATGGCGTTTGAGCGGGAGTATTCTCGCTTAATCCAAGAGGGCAGCACGCCTGCTGCGGCCAAGCAAGCAATTGAGCTTAAAAAGCAACTTCTAGAGCTAGATCGGCAATATACAAAATTGTTAGAAGCTGTAGACGCTCAAATTCTTAAAACAGAAGCTTCTATTGCAGATTTGAAGGCTCAAGCAGGAGTTACTACCGAATACGAAAAACAAGTAAAAGCTTTAGAAGAACTCAAGAAAAAGAGAAAAGAGCTTGAGGATAAAAAGGGCAAGGCTAAGGGTGCGATTGAAAAAGATTTGGCTCCTGAAACAGGGCGCGACAAGATTGAAGCAGAGATGGATCGCGTTCAGGGCGCTCTTAACGATTTAATTGACCCTGCAAATCAGGTGATTCTTGCCGCAAATGCAATCGGTGACGCCTTTAGCGAGTCATTTAAGGGATTGATTACCGGCAGCATGTCTGCCCAAGAAGCGTTAGCCAATCTGTTCCAACGCACTGCAGATCACTTTGCGGACATGGCTGCAGAAATGATCGCTCATGCGATCAAGATGAAGGTGTTAGGCATTGCGCTCAATTTCTTTGGCAGTGCAGCTGGTGCAGGAGCTGGAGATAGTTTTGCGGGTGCATCCAACTCGGCATTGGATTCAGTGTTACCTAGCACAAGCAGCTTGGCTGACGCTGCTGCTTCAACTCCGTTAAAGCTCAACGCAGCGGGAAGTTATGTTTCTAGCCCAACTGCAACTCTGGTTGGCGAGGGTGGTCAAGGCGAGTACATCATTCCTGAAAGCAAGATGCGTGAAAGCATGGCGCGTTACTCGCGTGGTGCTCGCGGCTCTGCTGTCATCCCTGAGAACGGTGAAGGTGGCACCAACGGCATGGGTGGCGGCACAGCAGTTGCCGCACCAATCGACGTTCGCTACACCGTCGAACGTATTAACAGCGTTGATTATGTGACTGCTGATCAGTTCCAGCGTGGAATGCAGCAGGCTGCAGCACAAGGTGCAACACAAGGTGAGCAGCGTGCTTTGACTACTCTTAGGCAGAACACATCACAGCGCCGGAGGATTGGTCTCTGATGGCAGATCAAACATTTGCTGTAACCGTTGTTGCCAGCACTGGCGGCAATCGCTATCGCTTTGATGGTGGCTCGCTGGATGCTGAAACGCTTGAGCTGACAGAAGGCAAGACATACCGATTTACGCAGGAAGACTCCAGTAACTCAGGCCACCCGCTTCGATTTAGCACTACTCCTGACGGCACCCATGGTGGTGGAACGGAGTACACAACAGGTGTAACGACTGCTGGAACGCCTGGCAGCTCAGGCGCTTACACAGAGATCACGATTGCCTACAAGGCGCCGCTGCTTTTTTATTACTGCACAAACCACTCTGGGATGGGTGGTGCTGCCAAGACCGTTGGCATTGAAGCCAGTGATGCTGGTCTTGCGTTTGGTCATTATTTGACGCTGCGCTCACCTACGACTTTGGGTGATTACAAGTTCCAGAATTATTGGGTTGGTGAAAACGCGCCCTTTTTTACGCAAGACACAGGTCGAAGGGTTGAGTTTGGCTTTTTGCCGTTTGCCTTTTCAGGCGTGACCATCACCAAGTCAGGTGACAACCAACCTGCAACGATTGCTTTTCCAAACAATGAGCTAAGCCGTCCCTTCGCGACAATTGCAGTGCAAGACGAGTATCTTGCCAACGTTCGCACCGTGTTGATCGACCCAAATGACAAAGACGGCTACACCTTGATCAACCAGTACATTGGGCAGATCGTTAGCGCTAAATGGGACAGCACAGCGTTGACGCTAGAGCTGGCATCAGTGTTTGATGCCGTTGGTGCGGACGTGCCACGCAAGCGCATAACAAGGCAGCTTGCTGGTCATTTGCCGTTGACCAGCAGCGTTCGAGTGGCGTGATTGACCTAATCGGCAGACCGTATCGCCTTGGCGCTGATGGCACTGGAGCGGACGGAGCAATCGACTGCATCCATCTGGTTTATGTGGTGTTGGAACGGCTCAACATCCCGACGCCTAAGTTCAAGGATGAGTGGTATAACCAAAGCGTTAGGCAGTATGGGCGAGATTTATTGAAGTGGGGGAGTCGAATTGACCAGCCCGGTTACGATGGGGACGTGTTGCTGCTAGATCAGGGTGATCCTGTCTTTGCAGTCGTTTGGAGCAGAGGATGTCTCTACATCAATCGGCATTTGAAGGCGGTCGCATGGTGCCCTATCGACGGAGTGTCGAACAGCCACTGCTTCCGTATGAAAAGCGGCTGATTGCAGCTCTTGGCTGTAATGAGCAGGAATATCGACAGTTTGCGAATGAAGTAGAGCGTCGATACAAGGAACGCCCTGAGGATTATGCCCATATTCCTGATGTGCGGAATGGCGATTTTGGTGTATCAGTTTTAGTTAGTCTTGTAGTTAGCGCGATATTTACTGCAGCTTCGATGCTGCTTGCCCCGAAACCAAAACAGCCTAAACGGGTTGAGCAACGTCAGCTTGGCAGTCGTCGCGGTACAGACATTTATGCACCTTCATTTGGCTTTGACAGTATTCAAGATTTAGCTGAGTACGGTCAAACCGTTCCAATCGCATTTACCCGTCGTAAGGGTCAAGTCAATCCTGACGATCAGAACGACGACAAAGGAACAGGCGGTCTGTTGATTTCACCCCAGCTGGTGTGGTCCCGCATGAAGAGCTGGGGCGGTTATCAGGTTGCTGAGATTGTGGCGATTGCTGGTCAAGGCAACATGGCTAGACCTGAGCTTGCTGGAATCTTTCTTGGCAATAACGCGCTTGATGGTATTTACGAGGACTATTTTGATTTTTACTGGAACGGCGGCTTTGAGGTTCTGGGGGCTGGCAGTCGCTTGCGTGCTTACAACCTGCGCTACGGGAACTTAGCAATCGACGGCGACAGGGATAATCCAGGACTATCTGGCGCAGACCAAGTGTTTTATGCGCCAACTAGGGGCACGACAGGCCAACCTGCTTTTTGTGGTGCGTTTACACCCTCTTCACAAACACGCTTTGGCGTATTTAGTGGTGTTCCAAACGGCACCCCATTTAGGCCAAACTGGAGAATCATTTCAATTGTAAAAGGGCAGGAAGAGAAGACAGATCGTCAACTAAAGAATCAGCAGAAAAAATATGTTGATCAATACTTAATGGACACCCACCCGTTTGGGGGAGGCTCAGATGACAACGCTGACGGTAGCAGCGAGTGCGGAATGCCCGGCACTGGCACAAACTATGCAAGGCGTATTGGAATTGTTGAACACATTCGCGGAGGTACAGTTACTAGGGTTAATTACGCCGTCAGACCTGACAATAGAACCGTACATCCAAGCTGGCAAAATTTAAAGCAAGAGGTTGACTGCCAAGTAGGCGACAAGATCAAAGTTCTTATCGGAAAAGGACGACAAACAGAAAAACCTTTTCCTGCTAAGGATATAGAGGATGTTGATTTGAGCGATATTCAGTCTGCTGTTCAGGCAGAATCTGCAAGATATGACGCTATGTTTTCTCGCGGGTCTACATGGATGGTGGGACGAACCACTTGGAAGGTGACTCATCGAAGCACCGATGATCCTTATGACGGCTCACGACAAGATCATGTAAGCAACGGGATTGTAATTACGCTTGAATGCATTGAAACCTTTAGCCGTCTACAAAGAAAGATTGGTCTTATTGCTGAGCAAGCAATTACGGTTGAAGATTATCTACCTTTTACTCAAGAGGGAGACGATATTCACGAAGCGTGGTATCCATTGCTTAAGTATGAGTTTGGCACATTTCAAAACACTCGATCTTGTGATGTAACCGAGATTGGCATTAAGTCTCAAGTTTGGGCCAAGCTCGAAGGTATTACTAACTTTAATACTATCCCGGCTCCGGGAATACTGCGTAACGCTAACAAAGATAAGATTCAGATGTCTGAAGGCAAAGTAACTTCTTTTGTGCATCGAATGTCGTTTTTTGCTTTGGACGTTCGTCCAAGTAATTACGACGAATCAAAAAGCGCTAACAGGGGTTGGGTCAATATAGGCCCTTACCTTTTTGCGGTTCTTGGCAACTCTCCTGTCGACGTGTATTCATTTATCAGGGTTGAACACCCCGAGCGTAAACAGTTTGAATACCGTTTGCGACCGTTTAATAGCGCTATTTTTGTAGAGCAAAGCAATGGCGAAGGAGATGTTTTTGTTCTAGATGGAGGGCGTTTTGGGTTGGAACGTTGGGAAGGCAGCACTATTTACGGGACATTTCAGATTAGAGCGCGTGGCTATAAAGCAGAACCAAGGAACTACTTCACACACCTTGAGATGGCTGCGGTTCCTGAGTTAATCACAGCCGACGATGGCAGCGTCACCATTAATTACGGCAGCGTTCAGAAAGATACTTCTAAGTTCTTCTTGGAAACCTTGAGCATTACTAACAATGAAGTTAGTTCTGGTTATCCAAGTATCGGCCTGCAGGCCAACGACAGAACGATAAGCAACATGTACGCGTTGGTATTGGGTGTTGACCCTTATTTTGATAATCTTCCTAACGGAACAAGACGCTCCATCGATAACTGGCAGTACACGCGAGAAGCAGGCAGAGAAGTTTTTATGAAAGTGCATTTAATTTCGTATGAGCAAAACTATGCCCATACGCCTAGAAACAGATGGTGGCGTGCTGAGCGGGTAGAGGTTACTGGCTATAACGGCAATCGTGCAGAGGGTGAAGAGATTATCAAGCACTCAAGAAACGCTAACGGCGTTCAATTTGCTTTCAAATATCGTTTCTTGCACCCCTCTAAATCAACGGGACCACTTGGTTTCAACACAACAGCAACTCGTCTTTGGCAAAAGTACAGCGGCTTGGCAGAGGTTTCTCATTACAGCGACTTGATTAGCCGCAGTTGCGACAACGGCACAGAACATGAGATCGTCTACGTCAACGAGACACTATCGGAAGAAACGACTCCTCAATACGACGGTTGTGCAATGGCTGGTCTCAAGCTCAAATCAAGCGACAACTTCAACCAGCTTGACCAGCTTCGAACATATTTAAAGAATGGCGTTGAGGTGGAGCGGCTGGTTGATGGTGATTATGGGTCAAGCAATCTGTTGACTGATCTGCTTTGGTACTTAGTGACGAACAAGGACACCGGGGCGGGCAACATCCTTAATGACGCTCTTGTTGACAAGGCGTTGCTGACGACAACTGGTCGTTATTTAGAAGCCAACAAGCTGTACTGGGATGACGTAATTGCAGAGCCGGTCAATCTGCGCAGTTGGTTGTCTCAGCAGGCACCAAGTGTTTTGTGCTTTGTCTCGTTAAAAAACGGCAGGATGAGCCTAGAACCTGCATTGCCTTACGACTCGAACCACAAGATTGATGCAAGTAACCCAGTAACAATCTCTGCAATGTTTACCGAGGGCAACATTATTGAGGACAGCCTTGAATTTACATGGCTTGAGCTTGAGGAGCGGAAGATGTTTCAGGCTGCGATTATCTATCAACAATCACGAGTCAATCAGTTTCCTGAGCAAAAAACACTGATTGCACACTTTGGTTCAGATAACAGCAATCTGCCAATTGAGGAGTTTACCTTTAAACACATCACTAGCGATGAGCACGCTGCAAAGGTTGCCAGGTACTTTTTGTCATTGCGCAAAAACCTGACCCACACGATCACGTTCAAGACGTTGCCCTGGGGCCTGAACTTGGAAGCTGGCAAATTTATCCGTGTTGCCAGCGAGATGAGCCCATACCGTCCTGACAACAACGGCATCATTCAGGACGACGGAACGATTGTTGCCATCAACGCTTTGGCTGATGGAGCGTATAACGTTTATTACTGGGAACGGCAGACCACTGCAGTTAGCGAAGGCGTGCTGCATGTTAAAAACGGTAAGGCAACTGAGCTGTTCAATTCAGTGTTCAGCCTGAAAGAAAGTGCAGGCAGCGTTTCTGAGATTTATCAGATCGAAGCGTTGGACATTGATCAAGACGGCATCGTCACGATCAAAGCAAGCAACTACGCGGTCAATTCAAGCGGGGTTAGCCAGCTTGCCATCGACGTTCTCGACACTGCAGGCGCGATTACAATCGAAGGAGACATAGGCGAGTAATGGCATTTCCTGCGCATAAGCCAACTGGCCGTTCTTTTGACGCTGGCGACTACCGCTATAAGACCTTCTCGTCCCAGTCCGGCAAAGAGTACCGGATCTTGTACGGCGACAAGCGAACTGGCATGAAGCTACAGCTGCAATATGCCAATATTGCTGACACGGCAGCCGATGATTTCGTCACTCACTACGACGAAGTGAAGGGCGGCTTCGATGTTTTTACGCTGCCTTCTGCGTTCAGGGCTGGCTGGAGCGGTGACGCCGCGGCGATTGATGCGGCTACTGGCAATAACTGGCGATACGAGTCACCACCACAGATCGCGTCTGTGCGTCCGGGGACCAGTAGCGTTACAGTCAATTTAATTGGTGTGCTCTGATGGCAAAGGTTTACACCGGCAGAGATGGCGTAATGCAGCTTGCTGGGACGACCCTTGCCAAGGTCGTCAATTTTTCTGTGTCCAGCAATCTGGAGACGCTTGAAACAACGACGTTGGGTGATGGCGTCAGAAGCTATAGCCCTGGCGTAACTGGTTATTCAGGCAGCGCGACTTTGCTGTATTACAAGGATGACAGCAACGCGATCAATACAACCAATTTGCTGAACAAGCTGATCAAGACTGGTACAGCAGGCGTTAGCAGCTCAGACACGGTTGAGTTGACCTTCCGTTGGGTTGATGGAACAGACAACAACGACATCAAACTGACGGCTTATATCACCAGTGCAAGCCTTGGAGCGGCAACTGGCGACATCGTTAGGGCTGAGATTGCGTTCCAGGGCACTGGTGCTCTTGCTACCGCATCCATTGGGTCATGACGGTTTATCTGGGTACGCATGGCGAAGTTGAGCTGCAACGGGAGTTCAACGGCGGATCGCTGTTCTCGACGATCGACACCGGGGACGTAAACGCGACCAAAAAACGGTTTAGCTTCGATTTTGACCATGGTCAGCTAATTACCGGCGATCAGATCGTGATCAAGAGCACTGACGGCAGTGCGCTTGACTTTATTAATAGTTATTCAGACTCATCAGTCAAAAAATTTATCCACGTTGATGAACTTGACGGCATTTTTCTGTATGACTCGTTTGCCCATGCGGTAAATGGTGGAACGACCAACGCGACGGCACTTGCTGTTCCTAGCAACTCGATTCCTATTGAGGTTACCGTTGAAAACAGTGTTTCAAGAGTCCTTGCTCAAGTAAACGGGTTTGAGTTAAACACAGAGCGCGAAACCGTTGACACGACTGCGCTTTCAGAGGAGTTTCGCTCCAGAGCCAATACGCTAATTTCTGGATCGGGACGCATGAATGCGTTCTGGGAGTACACGGGAGACACCGCAAACGAGCTGCCCAATTATTTGGTAGAGCTGTCTCTTCGCACCAAAGTTGGCAGTCAGTTTCGCGGCAAGTTTTACATTAAGCGTGATGACTACAACCCAAGTGGAGTTGCAGCGCGAGCAAACGACGAGATTTACTACGACTTCAAAGGTGTAATTACGTCATGCGCTGTTCAGTTTGCGCCAGACAATACGGTGCAGATTACGGCTGATTTTGTGACTACTGGGGCGATTCAGCTGAAAATGAACTTGATTGTGCCTGACGCCTTGCTGCAGGAAAGCGGTGACGACATACTTTTGGATCAAGATGCAAGCGCTAAACTTGTTCTAGAGACTGACCAGTAACCCCTGGAGGGCTGACCGCTCATGGCCGATCTAAAGATTAGTGAGCTTACAGCCCTCGCGGGAGCCAACCTAGCGACTGGTGACGAGCTGGCGATTGTCGATACCAGCGCGTCTGAAACCAAAAAGATCACGCTGCAAAACCTGATCGAGTCAGGCGTTGACCTGATCGCCAACAGCAGCATTCCGGGTGCAAAGATCCTGTTTGGCACAGGTGAAGTTGCTGGAACGGCACTTGCAGATGGTGGCGTTACGACAG